CAGTTAACTCAGGCCCAGCGTTGCGCGGGGTTTGAGTTGATTAGTGCCGTCGACCATTGCGGTAGACGGCGCGCTTCGGTATTACCACCACTCCTCTGAGAAATCAGGAGTCGTGCCATCTTACGCCGATTGATACTTAACGGCTCGGATGTTCCCAAGTACCCATTGAAGTAGGGTCCAAAGGTTCGCACGATTTTCGGGGTGGTATTGTACCGGAGGGAGAACGGTTGCGTGGACTTGTGCCCACGCACCGCGGCTAGCATTAGAGCCTTTGCCAGCTCTTCTTCACCAAGACGCCCAGGATCAGCGCATGGAAGGCTTTGTATCTCCTTCCACTGCCAACACTGGTAATCCCTCCTCCAACGGACGTTGGGGGAGGTCATCGCTAGATCCAACGGAACACTATAAGCAGTGTCCCCCGGCTCACGACCCGGACGGAGATAATCTCCACCGGCTATACCCCTAAGGGTCTCTCTGAAATCCTCAAAGAAGGACTCGCAGCGAGGTGAGCGTAGCGTTGAGTTGTGAAGGGCAAAACACTCCCGTACGTCTAGGAGTGGCTTGTCAAAATGCACAGGACGAACGTCCTGCCCCCCGAACCAATCTGCTCCGCAGCTCTCTCGAAATGGGCCCGTGACAAACGTTTTATCTCTGTTCGTCACAAACCCAAGCTCCTTCAGGAGCTCAATCACGAGAAGGGCCTCGCTTTGCCTCACGATGATGTCGTCTCCGTAAACGGAGATTTCACCACGATTGGCGCCACAAAGCCGGTAAGCTGCATCACACACAGACGCGAAAATTAATGTCTGAAGTGGGAAGCAGAAACCATTACCCATGGAGCAGAACTTCTCATACTTCACAGTATTAGAAGTCCCAGGTACCATGTACTGGGGAACTCTCGTGCAAGACAAGAGTTCGAACCAGTCGGGTGGGAGTAAATCCCTCACCAATTCCGTACTAATGCTATCGCTAGCAGAAGATAGGTCAATGGTGACAAAAGGGTTAAATCCGCCCAGAGATCCCTCGCGCGCAAGCGCTTGGTTTCGTGACTGGTCAGAAAGATCAAATCCGCCCCTGCGCAGGTGTGCGCGTAGGACTTCATCAATCCCCTTCTGTATGAACCCGTTAAGTAACGGTTCTACGGCTATACTACGGTGAGTTTTCGCCGTTTTAGGTACGAAGCTAACATTATTGTAGTTCACGTACTCAATCCGCTCTTTCACGCGACGACCGAAGTCTTCGCGATCATAACACACGATTGCGCCCGGGAGGACGCAGGATCGTATCTGGAAGTTACTCCAGAGAGCGGGAATGACGTAAGGTAGGGCCGAAGGTGTAACGGTCCAGCGCTGCGCAAAGATCTTCCGCGCAATGCTGGTCGTATTCCCGTTAACCTGTATAGAGGCCCCCGACGTAAAGTCACACCTGTCATAGATAGACTGTAGGTCTGGAGAAGACCCGATCATCTTTTCTATGAAACTCCGCATATAGGCTTTCGCCTGAGCGTACTCGTCGAAACGTTTACGTTTCGCGGAGAACTTCCGATTTAACCACTTACACCGATGCTCGGCCGACAAAAACTTCTTGAGGGCTGTTGCTTCAGGATCCAATTTCGGAATCTGATAAGGTGTAAATGGGTACTTTCGGACAAGTGCAGCTAGCTGACAGTCAACAAAATACGTTGTATCTGAGTCATACATCTGTGGACTCGGCCTGTCAGCCCACTCCAGAAGATCAGCCCACCGGCGCGCACGAAGCGTACCGAGAAGCCAGTCTTTATCTGGGTGGTTTGTCGAACTAATCGCAGATCTCAGAAGACGCGAGTATGCGTCCAAGGGATCCCCGGATACCCCCACATAGGAGGGCCGCCTATTAGTAAAATGCATGATTGCATCTCCATTTGACGTACTATTAAGAACAAGAACCCTTGTAGCTTAAGTCCCTAAAAGAGACGGCAGCTGCGAGCACACGCCCATAAGGCAAGTGCTCTCAGGGTACCACAGTTGGACGGTTCGAGCCACCGCAAAACAAAGCACGGTGAGCACGAGCGCCTTAGTTCCAGACATGGGGTAAAGGTCCCTTGCTTAAACCACGAGTGTCAGATCGAACTGCCGACGGCAGTTTACGACTGAACAATCTCGTGATCGAGCAGGACATCCTTAGCCTCCGCTGTCAAGAGCCAGGTCGCAAAATCGTCAATCATGGCTTCTTGTTCACTCCGGGCCGCGTCCGCGGGGATAGAGGATTCCAGTTTCAGAATCCCGTCACCCACGGGGTCAGTTCCATCCGTCATCGTACGGGTAAGCTTACCCATTGAGCGTGCCTTCCCGGCTGAGTCTGCTGTGGCGATCGGCGCTTTGCGCCAAACGTCCAGCCAGTCTTTCACGGAGAAGGTATTCGCAGGGCCCAGGTACCGGAAGGAATCCGGGCTGCGAGACGTGTCGTTGGCATAAGCCAGCGTATTTACGGAAAGCGGCATAAGTCTAATCTCCTTAGCCTGTTTACTTAAGGTTGAGTGTAGCTACTAACGACTGCTCAGAAGTTGCCGAGCAATAGAAAGGAGGTCATCAATCCGTTCCACCCCAAGATTCAGTTGATTGAAATTCTGACTCTTAAAGGTGATACCGGTTTCAACACCAGCGCTACGGGTTTTAGTCTCTGTCCGGAGGTCTTCCAGGCAGTGACCGGGGTTCAAGATATCATCCCCACCGTCATCGAGCGATGCAACATAGCTCGTCGTACGGGAGGTTTGTTTATCCTGAGTCGTAGTCCAAGAACCTAGCTGTCTAGTGCCAACTTTCGGCACGATAGCCCGCAACCATGAACCAATGTTTGCGAACCATTCAACTATGAACGAGAATAGGAGCATCTCGTAAGCGGCTGCCGGTACATGACGTATCGATTTCCCAAATGTATCAGGATCTCGGTAAATCTCGTACAGGATACCCGCTCGGACAGAAACGTCGCGGCTCGTAAAGGTTTGCACCTTGACATTTGCCGCGTACTGCGACGCAGTAAAGCTGTTTGCGTCGTGTCCGCTCGCTGACGCCGACCCCCGAGCAGTCTTTCGCTTAGGGGCGACATGGGCGAGTGATTCAATAGCTTTCATAGCATCCTGAGCATCATACAAAAGAGGACGCACACCGTAACGGTATGCTAACCAATTTGAAGCCAGAAAATCGTAAAGACTTTCCTGGTAAAGATGATGCAAGCCGGAACGTTGCGCTTTCTCGCGCTTCATCCGCTTACAGTACTTCAGGAAATCAACGTAGCCCTTCACAGGGTTTCGAAGAAATGCTATGGCCTCTCTCAACTCAGCCACAAAAATCGTGGCTTCGAAAATGGGCTCGTCGACGGCCGAAGCCGCCTGCGTACCCGCAAGAGTGTGTAACTCCTGCAAGTTGATTGAGACAGGGAGATGGTGAGCCGGACCACCTTTACGATCTATGGCGTAAAAGCCATCGTAAGTATCGGTGAAATCGTTCGACCCACCCGGGTTGTTCCGAAAGGAAAAACCACCTGGTGTCATAATCAGTTCCTGTTTGGTTTTCACCATTGGGTTGATTATCACTTCTCCCTTTCCACTACGTTCGTGAAACCTTGGAGTGACGTTGTCCACCATGCTTTCGTACGACCCGATTTTCCATGGGCCGTTTTGATAAGCAATTTGGGCAGAACCATTCTGGGAAGGGTCGGAATGACCCAACCTCGAACGTGTCATTGAGCTTGGCGTGTAAAAACGCTGATCTCTCTCGCGGAATCTCACTGTAGTGGCCTCGCTATTAGCTAGGTTAATTGCGGTGCGGTGAAGCACCCGTCGCTGCAAAGGCGACGTTGCAAGCCGTGACTGGCTCGCACCTGGCACCATGAGCTGCTTGTCGCACTTTCCAAGTGTGAAGAGCGGAGGTTCAACTAGAGGCTTCCCTACAGGGTTGCTTAGTGAACTCGTTTCACCTCATGGGGTCCCGGGAGGGACCATGCTAAAACAACTATGGCGAATCGCCAAGTTTAAGACACCCCCCGAAGGGCCGTACAGTATATGAGCAGCGACATTTCAGTCGCATCCACTATAAGCAGCCTCTTTCGCATACGCGCTAGGCTACTTTGGTATAGGCTCTGGCATTTCTGCCATCCACTCATTGCTGTTACGCCCCTC